ATAAGGGTTTCTACTTCAAATTCATAGTGTAGAACCTCAGCAACTTGTTCTCCAATATCGTTTATTTCAACTAGTGTATATGCCTCATTGTATCTCATTATTGATCTATGTATAGTTTCGGCGTAATCTATTGGTGTTATTTGATTATTTCTATACACACATACTTGCTTGTATGGCATTTCTGTGACATCAATAATTTGAAATGCTGAGTAGTCTAATCCTTTACCTCTCGACACATCCACTATACAAACATACGTATGATCTTTAGTTGGTTGAGCATATACTTTAATGTGATCTGTCTGACCAAGAGGATCTTTTATCACTAGATTCTTAATCTTAGAGCCTTCAATCAGTGTGCCAGAAGATCCGAGAAAGTTACACTCAAACTCTTGTGAGAACTTCTGAAGATCATGATCCATGCCTTCTAATGTTTCTTTCTTCCATGCTTCATCTCTGCCTGGCACTTTATGCCAAGGAACTTCGATATATTTGTAGCCGTTTTTATTCTCTTTTGCGCCTTCACATGTCTTATAGAAGTGATTCAGTCCATTTGGCGTAGAAGTGAATAGTATCTTTGTTGTATTACCAGATGATATTGTTGGGAATACTGAAGCAAAGAACTCGTCCCAATTCTCAACGAAAGCAGTCTCATCTATGTATAGAAATGATATAGATTTACCACGAATAGCACTAGAGGACGTTGAACCAGCTATAATCTTACAACCATTTTCAAACTCAACAGAGCCTTTGTTCCACTCAATTACACCCTGTTGTAGCCATCCGGGTAAAGCTTCATATGCAATCTTAATTCGATCAAGAATCTCACGAGCTGAATCGCCCTTATTTGCGAGAAGTGCGACTGTTTTATAGTCGTTAAAGAGAACATAATGTAAGATTACTGCGGCTGCAGTAGTTGTTTTACCAGCTTGACGAGAGGTATTTACTGCGACTCTTCTGTTGTCCGTTATCGCTTTACATATATCTTTCTGATAATCATACATTTTGATGGGTATTAGCCCATGATCTACATGCACAATTTGAATATACTTCTCTGAAAAATATATAGGATCATTAGCACACTTTATGTATTCGCTGATCATATCTTGATCAAACTCTATAGGTGTGCCCTTTCTCTTTAGGTTAACGTTTCCGTTATAGCCCTTAGCCTGCATAGAACTATTCATCACTATTCTTCATTTCTTTTACTAATTTCTGTAGTTCAGCAGTAGATCCTACAAATAGATTGTTGTTTGTTACACCCATATCACCAGTATCAGCTTCTTTAGGCTTATCTTTCTCTTTATCTATCGTCATTTTAACGAGGTCTTTGTTAGCATTGACAAGCGTATTCATGATAGTCGAAACGACCTCATACGCTCTAGGATGCTCGGATGCCTTAGCGACATCTAGCATCTGCTCTAGTGCTTCTGTTCCTGACTCGATTACGTTATAGAAGTTTGATCTCGCATACTCGTAATCTCTGTCTATTTTATGGTCAACTGGAGCTTCTTGCCTTTCAATGATTTTTCCTTCAACTACATCATCAAGAGGCTCAAGTCCAAGACTTTTGCCTATTTCATCATTCATTAATCGTTATCCAATATTTCTATTATGTGTTTCCAATCATCATCTTGGTTTGTTGCAGTAAAGCCGTCGGTAAGATCAATGTCTGTTTCAGCGACTCTCGCACCAGTGAGTGCTGATCCATTATTAGCTGCCGTAAACGTGCTTCCTACTTTGTAAGTGGCACCCGAAGTGCCCGCTGTTGTATTCCAAACAGCTTGAGATGCTGTATAAGCTGAAGTGCCTATACCAGTTGCATTGCCTAAGTCGAGTATCTTGTATACTTTAGTGCTCACGAATGAACCAGCAAGCACTTCAACACCAGGTGTTATATGAATTTGCTCACCACCATCAGCTGGAGTAAAGCTAGGATATAGATCAACATCGATAAACTTGATAAGCTTCTTAGTTGAAGTAGGACCAAAAAAGTACGCTTTCATTGTGAAGCTTAATGTATATATCAAAGCCCTTCTTGTCTCAAAGTCCGCTTCATATGAATCTTCCATTGCTACGCTGTTTAATATTACTGGTATATCCACAAAGTTTGCTAATGTGTCAATCATCTTTACGCCAACAGTAATATCAGGCTTAAAGAATGGCACTATTTGCTCTAATATCTTACTAGCATCTTCATTATACTTAGTCATTATATTTAACTGAAACTCAATATCATATGGTGCTGGAGTAAACAGTGCTGTTGCACTCTTATCATCAGTACTTATAGCTTTAGCTTGCTTGGTTAGACTGGTTAACTTTCGTTCAGCACTATACGTCATTCCTGTAATTTCAAACGACATTCTAGGTAAAGTCATTGCAGGAGCATTTAACTTTGGATCTTGATCTAGTTTAGCTAGTATCTTTTGCATTGGTGCATAATTAACCGGCACCTTAATCTTACTGACAGAAGTGTTAGCGTTATCCTTTCTCTCAATGATTATGTCATTGAAGAGTGTTCCAAATACGGCAACATATCTGCGAGTAGACTCATTATAAAAGTGATTTCCATACATTAGAAGTTATCCTCACCGAATGGGTTATTTTGACTGAAGTCAACTATGTTATCCCCGAAAGTTTCAATTGTTGTATTATCAGCTATTGAATCGTAACTTTCTACATTGTCAAGTCTTGAGGCAACAACTGTGATAGTGCCATAAGATCCGCTTGATTTTCTGTAGTAGAATGTGCCCGCAGTCGTTGGAACGAATGTTGTTTTTGAGTCAGTTCCAAGTGTACCTGTAGTTGTTACTACTGGACTACCGATAGCTGTTCCACTGCTTGGGTCTGAGTATATCTGTATAGCATTGCCAGTATTGGAATCATCTGACTGATCAAATATATATGTTCTTCCTATCTCAAGAGTGATTGGTGCATTAGCTACAGGCGAACCGAACAATTCAGAGGCATCTTTAATATTAAACGCGCTGTTACTGAACGTGGTTGTGTATGTAATACTTGTAGATGGTACGAATAGATCAACGTCATCAAACTTATTATCGATGAAATCATACGTAGTATTAAACGATTCGCCACTATATTCAAATAATTCTGCTTTTAGATCATATGTCTGTAGAGATCCCATTTGATAAAATATCGATTCGTGCTCAACATGCTGAATCGAGAATATCTTATTATTCAATGGAAAGTAGATTAAGTCGCCTTCAAACGGTCTTATAGTTTGATTGTATCTTCCAACTTCGTCATCGTATGCTCTTTTAGCAATCGTCATTGTGACAGAATCTCGAATCTGAAGACCAAACTTAGATAAGAAGTCTCCTTCTCCTTCAAAGCCGTCAACATTTTTAACGTACATCTCAACAGAGAAAGCCGAATTGAATGCAGATAAATCGTCTTCATTCAGAAGCTCGTCTCTAGCTACAATTGTTCTGGGTATATACCAAACTTCCATGCCGTAAATCTTTATCGATTCTACGACCAAGTCCTCAATGAGAGACTGCTCCATTGAGGCTTCGAAGTTTTCAAAATAATAATTTTTAGCCACTTTTTTATCCTATCATGTCAGAAGCTGGTAGAGAATGACTATTAGCCATCTCCTCTTCAAGTCTTTGAATCTCTTCTCTAGCATCGCTTAATATCTGTTCTCCGTTAAACTGGACATTGCCAGGTAGAGTCATTCCATTAAATTTAGTTAAGTTAGAGCCCCATTGATACTTGATCTTAGCACTTGCGTAGTTCTGTAACCATCTATCTTTCCAAACATTAGAATACACGTTAGGGTCTACTATTTGATATGCTTCAACGACTATGAATTGACCATCTGATAGAGAGTCCCAATCTACATCCATATATAATTTGTTGATGTGTCTGTTATATCTTAACGGTATTGCACCAACTAAAAGTTCTTCCATAAGTCGTAAATTAGTCATTGACATATAGAAGTTAGTCATGTTATAATTAACTATATCGTGTAGATTGTTTAATACGAATTGATATTCAACATTAAACATTCCAGCACCAGAAGTGATATTAGATCCTATATTGAATACATTGACTGCGCCTATAATTTCTTCTGGAACAGTAATGTATCTATTCTCAGCAGTGCCTTTAGTGACCTTTGCTACGACTGCTGTAGCTTCAGATGTACTACCTCTAATAGTTTCACCGACTATGAATGCTGTGTTGCCAATAGCAAACTCTAAATCGATATTATCTGAAAGTGATAGCAGTCTATCAACTATGATATTGTTCTGATCAGTAACTGATTTTACTGTCACTGTACTAGATATGCCTGTACCTGTAACAGTCATTCCCGGCTTGATTGTTCCAGAATTGTTATCTAATACTAATGCAGATGTCGAATATGTTGCACCATTAACGGTTGCT